ATGGAGCTTAAAGTGACCCCGCGCCAGCAAGCCTTTTTGCAGGCAAAGGCCGACGAGGTGCTGTTTGGCGGCGCGGCGGGCGGCGGAAAAAGCTATGGCCAGCTGATCGACGCACTGCTGTATGCGCTGCAGTATGCGGGCAGCCGCCAGCTGATCCTGCGGCGAACCTTTCCGGACTTGGAGCGAACGCTGGTGCGCGAGCATCTGAAAATTTATCCGCAGGGGCGCTATCGCTATACGGCCAGCCTGCACAGGGGAACATTCAGCAACGGTTCTACGATCGAATTTGGGTATTGCGATGCGGAAAGCGATGTGTACCGCTATCAGGGCGCAGAGTATGATACCATCCGCTTTGACGAGCTGACACATTTTACCGAGAGCCAGTATCTGTATCTGCTCAGCCGATTGCGCGGTGCAAACTCTTTTCCGAAGCAGATCAAGAGCAGCACAAACCCCGGCGGCGTGGGGCATCAGTGGGTGAAGGCCAGATTTATCGATCCTGCCCCGCCGGAAACCGAATTCAAGGCCGGGCGGCGCACACGAATCTTTTTGCCCAGCCGGGTGCAGGACAATCATTTTCTGATGGAGAGCGACCCGGAATATCTGGCACGACTGAACGAGCTGCCGGAAAACCAGAAGCGGGCGCTTTTGTATGGCGAATGGGATCTGTTTGAAGGGCAGTTTTTCCCGGAGTTCCGGCGCGAGACCCATGTGTGCGAGCCGTTTGTGCTGCCAAAGCACTGGCGGCGATATTATACGATGGACTATGGCCTGGATATGTTTGCCGCTTATTTGATCGCGGTGGACGAGGCAGGCAACGGGTATGTGTACCGGGAATGCTACGAAAGCGGGCTGATCATTTCGCAGGCCATCGAAAAGGCCAGGCAGATGATGGGCAGCGAGGAAATTTATGCCCGGCTTGCCCCACCCGACCTTTGGAACAGGCGGCAGGAAACCGGCAAGAGCGTGGCAGATTACTGGGCACAGGCGGGGCTGGGGCTTACCAAAACCGCCAACGACCGCGAAGCCGGTTGGCTGGCGGTAAAGGAATGGCTGGCTGTGCGCAAAAATGAATTTGGCGAGAAAGCGCCAAGGCTGAAGATCTTTTCCGGGTGCGTGAATCTGATCCGCACGCTGCCCGGCCTGCAGCACGATGAACACAAGCCGAACGATGTGGCCAACGAGCCGCACGAGCTGACCCACGCGCCGGATGCGCTGCGAGGCTTCTGCATCTATTGGACGAGCAAGGCAGAGCAGCCGATTCGGAAAAAAGCGCATTGGAGCGAGGATCAGTATGAGGATTACGAAAGCGCCAGCCCGGAGGAAAGGCTGCGCCTTGTGGAAAAATGGGGGGATCCGTTTTGAGCAGAGAAATAAAAGAACAGCGTGAAAATGCGCCCCGCCCCGCAAAAACGGGCGAAGTGATGAAATGGCGCGCACGATATGAGCAGGCGCGGCAGGCATACGGCGAACAGCTGGATCAGTTTCGGCTGGAGGAAGAAGAATATGACGGCAGCGGCACGATTTTGCCCAAGCCGGGCGGCACCAAGGCGCAATCAGCGCCACTGAGCCGAAATGCAGTGTATGAGCTGATCGAAACCGAGGTGGAGCCCACGGTGCCCAAGCCCAAGGTGCAGGCACTGCACGAGGGCGAGGAGGACAGCGCAAGGCTGATCGAAGCACTGCTGCAGCGCATGGCGGCGCAGCTGCCTATGGAAGCCGTGAACGATTCCAACGAGCGGGAAACCTATCTGCACGGCGGATCGTTTGTGCAGATCGACTGGGATATGCTGGGCGGGCTGCACCGTGCGCTGGGCAGTGTGAGCGTGCAGGATCTGGCCACGCGGCAGGTGATCCCGCAGCCGGGCGGTGACTGGCTGGAAGAACTGGATTGGTATTTTATCGTGCAGCCTATGACCCGCGAAAAAGTAAAGCGTGTGTATCGGAGGGAGGCGGCGGACATGGAGTGTGCGGAAAATGAGCAGACCGGGCGCGGCGAGGGGCAGAATGCCCAAAGAGGCGACCGGCTGACGGTGATCACGGCATTTTATAAAAATGAGGATGGCGGCATTGGAAAATTCAGCTGGTGCGGCGACACCGTTTTGGAGGACGAGCGGGATTATCTGCACCGGCATCAGCGCGTGTGCGCCCGGTGCGGCGCACCGATGGCGGGCGATGAATGCACGGAATGCGGCGGCAGAACATGGAAACGGAAAACGGTGAAGGAGGTGCCGCTGCCAAGGGACCTTTGCATTCCCAGCGCGTGTGCGCCGGGCGGAGTGGAAACCGTGGCAGCATGCAGCCTGCAAAGCACGGAAAACGGCGGCTGGCGGCAGGTGCCCACCATGGCACCGGTGTATCGCATGAAGCATTTTCCCACGGTTATGCGAAAAAACATCAGCGCCAAGGGCCGGTTTATGGGCATGAGCGATGCGAAGACGATTTTGCCCATGCAGCAGGCTATGAAGAAGCTGGACACAAAGATTCTGGAAAAGCTGCTCAAGGGCGGCAGCTATGTGACCTTGCCGCAGGGGGTGAGCGTGGAAACCACCGACCGGGAGCTGAAGGTGATCCGCCTGCGCACCCCGGCGGAAAAAGCCCTGATCGATGTGATCACGGTGCAGCCCAACATTGCCAGCGATATCGCGGTGCGGAGCAGCTATTATCAGGACATGAAAAGCTGTTTGGGCATTACGGATGCGTATCAGGGCAAACAGGATGTCACGGCTACAAGCGGCACCGCCAAAAGGATCTCGGTGAGCCAGGCGGCGGGGCGTTTGGAAAGCAAGCGGGTGATGAAAAACCGTATGTGGGGAGAAATGTACCGTGTGATGTTTGAAATGTGGCTGCTGTTTTCGGATGATGAAATGTGCGTGCATGGGGAAAATCCGCTGGATGGCGAATACCGAACGATCTCGAAATGGGATTTTCTGCGCCGTGATGCCGGCGGGCAGCTGTATTGGAACGATGAATTTTTGTTTGGCGTGGAAACCGAGGGCGCAAACCCGGCTGACCGCACCGCCATGCAGGAACGCATTCGCAGCGATTTTCAGGCAGGAATGTACGGGGAACCCAAGCTGGTGGACAGCCGCATTCGCATGTGGAAAATGATGAGCAAATATGGTGCGCCCGGTGCAAAAACCATGCTGGATATGGCACTGGAGGAAAAGCGCAGCCTATCTGAGAGCGAAAGAGAGGTGAGGGAAAATGGTGTGCCCGATCTGCAGCAACCTTTTGAGGATCGCATCCAGCCGGGTGAAGGTGACGGGCGATGACGACCCGAAAACCCAAACCAGAGTGTTTGTGGTGCAGGAGCTTGTGTGCCGCTCGCGCCGGTGCCCCAATTTTGGGCGCGTGGTAGAGCAAAACCGCGTGCAAACCTATCCGCAGGAGGAATAAGAGCGGTCAAACGCCCGAGAGGGCTTTGATATACAGCGCAGGAACAGCGTAAAAATCCAGAATAGGAGCTATATGGAAAACGAAAACGAAATGCTTGGCGCCGAGCAGGGCGCACCCGAAACCGCCCCGGCCCCGGAAACAGGGCCTGCCGGAGCCGTAGACCGGCAAACGGCGCAGCAGATGCAGAAAGGAGAAAATGCGCATGAAGAAGTAAAAACAAGCGAAACCAGGGCACCCCGCCAAAGCCGCGAGGAAAATGCCCGCTTTGCGGCCCAGCGCCGCGAGCAGGAGCGCAAGGCCGAGGTGGAGCGGCAGGTGGGCAGGCAGATGCAAAGCTTTTATGCCGGGCTGCGCGCAGCATACGAAAGCCAGAACGCCCAGCAGGCGGCACAGCAGCTGATGCAGGCCGGAACCGACGAGGAAACCGCGCGCTGGGCGGCGGAAACGATGCGGCAAAACCGGGCCCGGGCTTTTGCCGAGGCGCAGGTGCAGAAGGCAGAGCGCGAGCAGGCGCTGCACGAAACGGCGGAAGGCCAGCTGGAACAGCTGAACCGACGGTTTCCGGAGTGCGGCATTCGCACGCTGGAGGACCTGAAAACGCAGGAGGCCCTGTGTGAAAAGGCGGCGCAGATGCCAAGCGGCAGCCTGGTGGACGCCTATGTGCTGCTGCATTACGACGAGCTTTTTGAGGCAGGCGCAGCGGCAGCCCGCCAGCAGGCCATCAATGCGGCGCGCAGTGCCGAGCATTTGCACGGCATCAGCACCGGCGGCGCAGCGGGCCGAAGCGAGCTGAGCGAGGAGGAATACGAGGAGTATCGAAAGTTTGGCTATTCGCGCGAACAGGCGGCCCGGGCCAAATACAAAATGTATGGCAGATAATGCCGGAAAGGAAGAACTATGTTTCGAATTCATCACAGACTCATTGGCAGTGTGGAGCCCTTTGAGTATCTGGAAAAAACTGCAGGAGAAACCGTGCAGGCAGGCGAGGCTTTGAGTGTGGCAAACGGCAAGCTGACCAAGTGCGCCGCAACTGCCAAGCCGGAGTATATTGCCATGGGCGGCGAAAACCGCAGCGGCCTTGTGCCGGTGATCCGCGTGCTGGCTACCACGATTTTTGAAGTGCCCGCTCAGGCGGACCAGAGCACCCTTGGCGCGGGCAGCAAGGTGAGCCTGCATACGGACGGTATGCAGGTGACGGCCGCCACGGCAAACGGCGTGTTCACCCTGATGCGCCCTGCCAAGGCGGGCGAAAACTGTGTGGGCTATTTTGCGTAACGAAAGGAGATAAATACAATGTCGGAAATTATTTTTTCTCAGGGCAGCGGCCTGAACGATAGTCTGTTTGGCAAAAGTCAGGACCCCATTAAGGCGGTGATCACGGACAAGGCCGAGGAGTTTGAGCGCGGCAGCCAGATCAAAAACATTTTTGGAATGGAGACCTCTACCCGATTTGCGGAAAAGTTTACCAGTGAGACCGCGTTGGACGATTTTCAGAATGTAGGCGAAAACGGCGCGTATCCCAAAACCGGTTTTCAGGAGGGCTTCTCGAAAACCATCGAGCCCGCCACCTGGAAGTCCAGCTTTGAGATCACCCGTGAAATGCTGGAGGACAGCCAGTATCCCAAGGTGAAAAAGAAGGCCACGGGCTTTACCCAGAGCTATAACCGCACCCGTGAAAAGTATGCGGCTTCGCTGCTGGCAGGCGGCGTGGGCACCAGCATGATGTTTGGCGGCGTGAAGTATGACACCACCACCGCCGACGGCAAGGCGCTGTTTGCCACCGATCATCCCAGCAAAACCAAGGCAGGTTATGTGCAGAGCAATATCTTTAAAGCAGCCGATGGCTTTTCGGTGGCGGCCATGGACAAAATGGAAGAAGCCATGCAGAGCTTTTGCGACGATGACGGGCATTTGCTGTCGGTGATGCCGGATACCATTATCATTCCCAACAATGCGGCCCTGAAGCGCAGCGTGATCGCAGCCATCGACTCGCAGTATGACCCCGAAAGCGATAAGAACGCCGTGAACTTCCAGTGCGGCCTGTGGCGCGTGCTGGTGTGGAATTACCTGCCCAAGACCATTGGCGGCCAGCCCTATTGGCTGATGATGGACAGCCAGTTTAAGGAAAACTATGACTGCCTGCCCTGGGTGGACCGCGTGAAGCTGACGGTGCGCAGCTATGTTGACGAAAATACCGACGCCAATGTTTGGAGCGGCCGCGCACGCTTTGGCGCGGGCTTTAACAACTGGCGCTGCATTTCGATCGGCGGCGCAGGCCTGAACGGCACAGAACTCTAA